AATCTCTAAAGTACCAGTTCGAATCTGGTAGGGAGTACCAATATTTTAATATATTTGCATTTTACGATCTTGAAAAATTCAAAGGGCGAGTGGCGCAGAGGCAGCGCATCCGGTTTACATCCGGGAGGTCGAGATTTCAAAATTCTCCTCGCCCACCATTTCATAAACATTATCTCTAAAAGCAAATATCAACTTTATCTATATCGCGTGTTTTGCCAATAAACTGCCTACAATGTTATTAACTATGCCGAGATGCTTGTCGCGCTCATACCCAGTTTGCAACAACATATGCAGGCTGCTATAGTACAAATGCATTGCAAATGTTAGCGTAGGCGATAGGATAGTTGTAGAAGGAATAGCAACAAGATCGCAGGTATCTACGTTAACCAACAGCGATAGTGTGCGATTTACGCCAGTAAGTGTGTAACATGTATACCCATATTGTCCCAATATAGATAAAATATCAGGGTTGTTGCCATATTCGACTATCACTACTGGATTATGATCAGCAATTATACGCCGGGCTCCAGCTAGAACATAGTAATCATGCAGTTCGGCATCTATTTTTATAAAACCAATTTTCTGTTCAACGGCAATAAGATCATCCAGTGGGGCAACTGCAACAGTTCTGCTATTGGTTTGTACTAATGTTGTATTGGTGGGATCAAAGTGTAGTCCGTTGAACCATAATGCAGGTTCGCCGTTGGTATAGTTGTATTCGTAATAGGTCATTTCATTTGCATATTCTCCACAAGCACATTGCGTGTAGCTACACTTCGATGTATTGATGATAGACCAGTTTAATGATTGAAATAATATTTTAGAGTTTAGAACTGGATTTGGATCAAATGCATAAACTTGTTTGTAAGCATTTGATAGTATACCAGTTAAGTTGCCTGTGCAACACCCAACATCGATAGCAGATAATTGAGGATTGGCATAACAAGCAATTGTAATCCACATCAAAGCATTATGATGCAACACTCTTACACCTTCTCTGTAAAGTGTGTTAGAAATACTACCGTAGTCGATGTAATGCATGTCAATAGGATCCATACAAATATTTAATGTATAGATTGCATTAACTTAAATATAAATTGCCAAAAACCCACAAACAATTGCAGTCAAACACACGTAAGTTGCAAATTACATCTCGGTTGTTTAAAATTATTATGCAACACTGGAAAATATTTTGATGTATGATATAGTTTTCTTAAGTTATCAAGAACCAAACGCCGAATCGAATTGGAAAGCATTAAGCGATAGATTTCCATCTAGAACCAAACGATTGCATGGTGTAAAAGGAATTCACCAAGCTATTTCTGCCACTGCTTATATGGTGGATACAGATATGTATTATATAGTAGATGGCGATGCAGTTGTGCTACCAGACTTTCATTTTAACTATGTTGTAGCAGAGCATGAAAAAACCAATGTGCATGCATTTAGAGCTAGAAACCCTGTAAACAATCTTATATATGGCTACGGTGCAGTTAAAATTTTTCCTACAGAAATTGTACAACAAGTAGGCAAGCTTACAAACAAAACTGATATGTCAACTGGATTGATAAATGCCGGGTACAGTATAGTTGACATAGAAAGTAATATTACACAATTCAACACAGATCCTATTAGAACTTGGTGTGGTGCATTTAGAGAATGTGTAAAACTTGCCAGCAAGACAATAGATCGGCAACTCGACGAAATGACCAAATATCGATTAGATGTTTGGTGCACAACCGGGGTTGACCAAGCGTATGGCAATTGGTGTATCAAAGGAGCACTTGCAGGTCGTACATACGGCGAAAAATTTGCAAATGATAAAGATGCCATTTTTAAAATTAATGATTTCAATTGGTTGCAACAGCAGTTTGCTGCAATAAGCAGTCTAGGATAGAAAGGTTAAAATGCCTCAATATATTTTGAAAAATTGCGATACATTTTATATAAGCTTTGACGAGCCTAACTGCGATGCCAATTGGAATAGATTGCTGAGTCTACAGCCTACAGCCAAACGCATACACGGTGTTCGGGGTTTTGATAGAGTGTATAAACTATGTGCAATGACGAGTCAAACTCCAAGATTAGTCACTGTCGACGGTGACAACTGGGTAAACGACGGTACACTAGATATGGAAATAGATGATACTGGAATTGAAGATGCAACATTTAGCTTTACCAGCAGGAATGTAATTAATAATCTTCAATATGGCAACGGCGGTGTAAAGGTGTGGAATCGAGAAACGTTAATTTCCAGTAACACTCACGAAAATTCAAACAGTGTTGATTTTCACTGGGATATACGATACAATCAAAATCATTTTATAGCCAGCAGCACTGTTCAAAATTGTTCACCATTACAAGCATGGCGAGCAGGATATCGTGAAGGTTATAAAATGTCGCTTATGGACGGCAAGCCATTGAACAATTTTGCCCAGGAATGGAAGTCACTTATAGGTGACAACATCAGCAGATTATCTATTTGGACTACGGTGGGTAGAGATTGCGTAAATGGCATTTGGGCAATTGTCGGTGCTAGACAGGCGCTGCACGACGTGATAACAAAAACTGTCAAGCATACATTCATAAACAATTATGCGGATTTGTTGCAGTATTTTCGCAAAATACAAAGAAAGGACCCTGAGTTGCAAGCACAACAACTTGGAAAGTTTTTAAATAGCAGCGGTTTTCCCATATACGAATTGGACGTAGAAATGAGTGCATGGATGCGAATGGTATACATTAATCCTATACGTACCGAGTTACCTAGGCCTTCTGCAGGCAACCACGTATGATATACACGTACGACACAGTTACAACTGTTCATTTGGAAATAACCAGTAAGTGCAACGCATCATGTCCAATGTGCGGACGTAATGTAAACGGTGGGTCAACTGTCAAAAGCCTGCCTTTAACCGAGTTGTCTCTTTCTCAAATAAAATCTATATTTCCAGAGGATTTCATCGGAAGATTGACTAAATTTTATATGTGTGGCAATTACGGAGATCCTGCAACTGCACGAGATACAGTCGCCGTGTGTGAATGGTTAAAAACAATTAATCCAAAAATGCAGCTTGGATTACACACCAACGGCAGTGTTAGATCAACAGATTGGTGGACAAGATTGGCTAAATGTCTTTCTGGTACACAAGACTTTGTACGATTTGGCATAGATGGATTGGAAGATACAAACCATTTATATCGAAAAGGCACTGTTTGGCATAAAATTATGCACAACGCACGTACATATATTGATGCAGGCGGCAGCAACGCGCAGTGGGCTTTTCTTATATTTAAACACAACGAACATCAAGTCGATGCTGCAAGGCAACTCAGCTTAGATATGGGATTTACTGCATTTATACCTAAAAAAACCAGCAGATTTTTCAACGTCAATCGGCATGATATTGCAACAAACCACCCTGTAATAAGCAAGAGTGGCAACACATTGTATTATTTGGAACCTCCCACCGATACAGTATTTAAAAACGAAAGTTTACAAAATCTCAAACACCTAAGTAACAAATACGGTAATATGCAAGCATACTTAGACCAGACTAAAATATGCTGTAAGGTATCACAAGATAAAAGCGTTTATGTCTCAGCTGAGGGGTTAGTGTTTCCTTGCTGTTGGACAGGATATATACATGCAGATAACCCTACTGCAAATCAACAGGCAGTTTTGGATTTAATAGACAACAACACCGACAATATCTCTGCATTGAATCAATCGTTAAAGTCGATAATAAATGGTGATTTTTTCCGCAAGATATACAATAGCTGGACGCAGCCAAGCATAGCCGATGGCAAGTTGCAAACATGTGCTAGTATTTGTGGTCAGGAATTTGATAGATTTAAAAGCCAGTTTTCCTAGCGATTAATCTCGCTGTGTTGGCAGCACAAGTTGTATGCATACAAAAAGATAAATATGCTTATGAAAAAATCAAGCATATCCGACGTCGACTTTACCGATATACCGTTTGACAAAATAACCAAGCTCGGTCAGCATCCAATGCTCTACAGTGACATGATGTATGTTGGCATAATCTTAGATAGATTTTGCAATTATAATTGTAGTTACTGTTGGCCACACGCACGAAGTGACACCCGATCTCATTTTTCTGTTGATACTATGAAAGCAACTGTAGACGAAATAAAGCGCCAGAGTAGAGCGAAAGGGTTTAATAGTTTTCAATTTACCTTTAGTGGCGGCGAGGCTACACTCTATCCTAATTATCTTCAACTGTTGGAACATCTTGCAGAAGATACGTCAAATTGCAATTATCAAAGCATGCGTATGGCTAGTAATCTTTCACCCGGAATACGTTGGTTTGACAAATTTGTTCAATCTACAAGTAAGTTTAATTTTGTAGGCATAAGTGCGTCGTGGCATCGCGAACAAGGAATAAAAGAAGGCGACTTGTCTGGATTCAAAGAAAAATTTGCAGAGAAGATATTGTACCTGCAAGAAAATGACATTGAAGTGTTAATTAACATTGTAATGTTACCAGAACTATTTGACGAAATATACACGGAGGCAGAATACTTCCACAACATGGGTATAAATGTTAGTTGTAAACCATTGTNTCATCCAATAACTAACATTATGTCCAGCGATTACACACCAGAGCAGCTTTCTTTTATGCAAAACGACATGCCTTTGGTTAATGTTGTCGAAGCTCGACGTAAAATGGTACATCCGCAACCAATACGCGGTTCATATGCCAACATTGAACGAGTGGAATATACTGATTTACCAATCACTAAACTTTCAGTTGAGCTTATCGATAACAACGATAACAAATGGCATCTAGACCACGCTGAAAGACTTAACAGTGCAGGTTTTAATAAATTTACAAACTGGATGTGCTATGCAGGATATCGAAGTTTTATGATATCAGCACCATCTGGCTATGTACGTCGTGGTTATTCTTGTGCCGACGATCCGCTGGGGCATATAGAAACAGGTTTTAAACTGTTCGACGGTCCTAAGTTGTGTATTACAGATTTGTGTTCGTGCTCAGCTGACAGCAAAATAATAAAATATAAAGTTTAATTATTTTAAAAGCGCTGCTTGTTTTCTGTCTTGCAGCGGAAAGCCAAGGCGCTTCAGCCCCTGGATGGATAGCTGCTTTTGATTAAATGATTATATTGACAATATTGTCAACCAATTGTATAAATAAGAGTAGTGGTGTAGCAAGGGATGAAAAACAAATCCCGG